CTTTATCGTCAATCGATACTGGATTCGAATAAGTCTCCAGTAATACTACGCAGAACTTGTCCCCAACAAGTCGTTGCGCAGCAACTAATGCAGCTGCTTTCCGATCTGGGCTTAGATCAATAGCCATCCAAGTCGGTTGCTCCCGATCCAAAGCGAGCGTACCCTCATGCGCGCACTCTGTCCAACTTGACGGATTGATGGCTGGGTTGATCTGACTTACCCATTGGCACAATAACTCTGTACGGATGATGGATTCATCGTCAGACATTGCGCTCTTAAGATTATCTATGTGGATGGTATGTCCAAGGCTTGGGTTTGCTTGTTGCCAACCCTTCATGTCATCGATTGCGCATCCTGGCTCAGCACTCCACTCGAACCAGCCAATCGGATCATCTGAACCAGCAGCAGCTGCAAGCCCACGCTCTCGCATACGGTTCAAGATTACTGAGTGCTGGTCTCCAGCATTGGAATACATAATCGCTTGCGGATTCTTTGATGCCATCTGAGTAAAGCGAAGCGATGCCCAGACTTCATCGTCCTTATACTCACGGACTTCGTCCAGGTGGATCGTGTCAGGTGCTGCGATACCACGAGCAGCTGAGTTATTGGCTCTGACCAGGTATCGAGTGCCATCATTGAGTTTAATCTCTTGGCTTCCCTTAGTTTCGTACTTCTTTACAAACCGAGTCACAAGTTGTTCATTGGCTTGGATAATTTCATCAATCTTCCAAAAGATTTCAGATGATGTTGTCAGTTTGTGAGCTGTGTGGATCTGTAAACGCTCACCCCAAAGGAACATACCAGCCAGAATACGAAGCTGCATGAAGGTAGATTTACCGTTCTGACGAGCAATAATGACCCCAACTTCATTGTGATACCAGCGTCCATCAGGCTTGACGCGATGCATTTCCATAGCCAGAAGTTTTTGCCATGGAAGCAGTTTGAAGGTCTCACCAGTCACCGGGTCGATGATTTGCTCGCAGAAATCAATCATTTCCTGCCCGCGAGACGGTAAATCGACCGCTTTTGACCTAATACGGGGTTCTGTCGCCCCTAGGTAAGCCGTAGGAGCCTGTTCTAAGCCTGTTTGAGGGTTTGTAGTCATAGTTAGTCGGTTGTCTCCTGATAGTGGCTGATTGAGCCGTTTTTGGGGGCAAAAGATCCAAGGGGGGTCATGGGTGTCGATGCGCTCTCAAAAAAGCCACCCCCCTTACTTAAATTACATCTCTTGCACAACGCTTGAAGGTTATCCATTGAATCATCTCCTCCTAAGCGTCTTGGCACTATGTGATCTACATGAGTGGCTTCCATGCCACAACGCTGACAAGTATGTTGATCTCTTGTTAATACTCTTGCGCGGATCTTACGCCATAGAGCTGTTGATCCATCATCTCTTAATGCTGATTGCTTAGCCATTAATGATAGTTATTCTTCTTGAAGAAGTCCCATGCTTTGCATGGACTACCGTATCTGTTATGGATGTACTTCAAGCCCCACATAATCTGTTGCTCTGGTAATGCAGTCTTTAGATATTCTGATCTACCTTGAGGTATCCCGTAATGACTACCATTAACAGCATCATGTCTCCAGGCTGATTCTTTTCCATAGAGTTTGCTTAAACAACTCATCTGGGTTTTATCATCTACTAATATAGCTGCATACTCTTTGATAGTTAATTGTTTTACCACATCAGGTGAACCTGCGTAAGCAGGTGTAAACAGAGTTATCCCAATAGCGACTAGCACCGAGCGACCTACCCGCTTCAGCGGGTCGCTCTGAACCCTTGATGGGTTCTGCGAATCTAGCGTACCAGCGGTGTCAAATCCATTTGTAAAAGCCCTGCTCAGAGCGGTGTTTCGTTTCATTGATGTCCCCAACCTGTACCTTTGAAGGAAATGCCAAAGCTGCTATAGACCCGGCGCATAGCCTCACCACAGCAGTTTGGATCTGCCTCTTCGTGTATTGATTTCTCTAGTTCCATGCTTATTTGACATTTGACGCATTTGTATTCATATATTGGCATGATAGACAGATCCTTTCCTCAAATGTATAGGCTCCGCAGCTTGTACATCTTGTTATCTCACTTGTTGGCAATAAGTTAGCCAAAATCGGCATTATGTCCTTGACTTTAACAAATGCCAGGTATTCGCCCACATCCTCGCCTTGTCCATTGCATCGCATGATTACCATTGGCAGTTTGCCATTAGCGTTAGCATCTGCTTGCTTGATCCAGGCTAAAGGCTGAAAGTCAGCCCTAGCCTTGACCTCGATGGAGATAGTAGGCACATTGAGTATGTCCTCGCCTTGCCTACCAGCCCCAGCAGTATCTGCATACGGAAACCATGTTTTGAGATACTCGGCTATGACCTTTTGAGTCCTGTAGCCTCGATGCTTACGATGATTTGTCATAAATGGTGTTTATTCTCGCATCTATTACAGAAGAATAAAACAGCACCATCATGGATACGATCATATTCATTGACTTGTGTAAACGAATCACAGTCTGAGCAGTTTTCTACGCCTGCATACCCGCTAAAGCTGTATACATGGCGATCTATTGGCGAACGATAAATCTCGTTAAACTCAGCCATTGATCGAGTGACACTTCTTGCAAGTCCAGGTCGCATTGACTGGAGTATCAGCGTTTTCAATTTTAGCCAGATGAGCAATAACTACTTCCTCATTACATAACTGGCATCTAATAGTCATAGACATAAGGTTCATCCATTGCCCGTTCACTTTTACTTCTACAAATCCCATCACACACTCCTTAAAGGTTGTCGTTCCCACTTGCCTGATGATGCAAGGGTGTACCAAACTGTTGAGCACTTGGCTTCTCCGATTCGATTTGCATAAGTGCAAAAGAAACCGCCCCAACCGCGTCCGTTCTTTTCGCCCTCTTTCCATGCCATGTCACCGTGCACACAACTTTCGGTGTTAGTGCCACCCAATACATCTTGAACATTGGCAATCGCTTCAGCTGCGCTAATTGCTGCTGGTTGCTTTGGATCTCCATAGATTGGCTCTGTCGTCCAAGGGTCAGCAGCTAATGCTTCTTCTTTGGTTTTGAAACTAGGCACTTCTTTAGCCTTAGCGATGTCCTTTGCTGATAGGCGTTCAACCTTGCTCATCTCTTCTCTAGAAGGTCTCTTACCTTTAGCTGCGTAACCTCCATTTGCAAGCGCCCGACCGATCGCGCTAGTCTCGCAATTTTCCAACGCTGAAGTGGAATTAACGCCGCGATCAGTAACCTTCTCCTCAGCGTATCCGGTGGAAAACGCAACGCTATCTGCAAAAGTTCTATAAAGATATGCTTTAACAATGAATCGATCATTTTGGAAACTCTCCAGTTCTGTGCTTATGCGAAAGTCTGGGAAATCCTTTATGAATTTCTCTAGACGGGTTTCGACTGTCTCGTAATCTGCCAAATTAAACACTTGGTAACTCCTCTTGTTTCATTAAGTAATCGGTTTGTTCCGGTAGTGACCAAACAGTACCGTCTGCCCATGTCTGGACATCGATGGCGCATGAATTGCAATAGTGTCGGCGTGTGCCTTGACTGCGCGGATGATTGCTGATAACTGTGTAACTTGCTGGCTTTTGACCTAAAAGGCTGTTAGCGCCAAAGCGCACTTTACAATAATCACACCAAACTCCTGGGGCTGATTTAATAACTGTCAAGGTCAGTCCAGTCAGTTGATGCAATTTGTCCAGCGAGCGCAATGTATGCTGCGCCGTCCTTGTAACTGTCTTGGTGGAGGCTTGTCTCTTGTATGCGTGAGATTTTGACAAGTGCCATACAGATTGCGACTTCGTGAGGCTCGATGTTGCGTTCAAGATAGGCTGACCAGAGTTTGGCAATTCGAAGGTGATTGAGAGCTGCCAAGCCGTAATCTTTACCTCGGTCTTGGATAAGGTCTTTTGCTTCGTCAAGGATGTCATCAGCGCGCATTTTCAACCTGGCGTTGGTAATTCTTAGCAACAATTAATCCTTCTCGTTTGCCTTCTTCAAAGCCTTTGCCCCAGCCCATGATAAACCATAGGACATTAGCTGCTAGTAATAACAAGATTACTGGTACTTGCAGATCCATTTGTTTTGCTCCCGTTCTAGTAAGCATTGTTGCTTACTGGATTACGGTCTCACATTTATCCGACAATTACACGCCCATTTAGATAACGAAACGGTAACGATTATCTTGGTCTGCCGTAGGACTTTCCAGCAACTATAAAGGTGCCGTCCTTTTCAATGTTGATTAGATCTACCTGAACCTTTGCCTTGTTCACATAGATGATGGCAAAAGCCTGCTGCCAATTAGCCACGCCTTTAGTGTATGCAGCCTGCTTAAAGTCCATCAGGTTGCCTACCTCGACACCATGCAGGACACGCCCTATACGACCGCCAGAAGCCTCTGAGAAGGCAGATCGCCCTGCTCTGTGAGTATGTCCTGAAATGACATTTTTGCCATGTCTACGGGCTGCTTCAAGGGCTGATAAGCCTCCTTGTGGCTTAATGGGTGTGTGGTCTCCATGTACTGCGATCCAGTTAGGCGCAATAGGCATTGGGTTCTTATGGAAGGTAATACCTAATTCATCAAACTTCATAAACTTCTCAAAACGCAGCTCAGGCAAAGCACCAAAGGCAGGCACTTTAGCCATGATGATGTTGTAGAGACGATCTGTGTGATTACTGCGGATGCAGTCTGTAACGCCTAAATCCCACAGAAGCTGAACAGCATCGTTACGATCATCATCTAGGGTCTGGGCATAGCTGCCCATGCGCCCTTCCTCCCATTTGCTTATCTGGGGAAGGTCAATCTCATCGCCAATGGTTACGACTTGGTCAGGCTTAAACTTAGAGATAAAGCTTGCAAGGTTACGAGTAGCAACCCTGTCATGATAAGGAACTTGAAGGTCACTTACTACGACTATTCGCTTAATCGTCATCCTCATCTTCGTAATCGCCTAACTTCTCTGGCGGTACTTGATCTGGCAGAATCCAATGAGGATAAGCCTGTGGCTCTGTAATCATGAACATAGCAATATCTTCTGCGAAACCTGCTCGCTTTAACGATAGGAAGTATTCATAAAGCCCAATGCAGTAAGCATCAAGCTTTGAATAACCTTGCTCCTCTAGCGCCTTGGTAGGTTTTCTTGCCATGTGGATAAGTGTCCCTTACTTCTTGAGAAGTTCCATCATCTGTTCTTGGCGTGTCTCTATTCTTGCCAATCGGTCTGCGAGAGATGATCCACCATTTGGCGTAAGAGTCCAAAGCCAACCGCGAACCAGGTAACGCAAACCGCCAATAAACACAGCAAGCGTCGAAACAATGGCGAGGACGAACCCAGCCCAATCATTAGCTGTCACTTCTTCTTGCGATCAACTTCATCGATAGCAGCTTCAACTGCATCTGCGACTATGTGCCCAACGGACTTCTTTGCACGATAAGCCTTAAGAGCTGCACGAAGCGCAGGGATTGATGCAAGTGCCAAAGCACCGATAATTAGTTCAGTCATTATTTGCCTCCTAGCATGGGGATTTGGAAAAACTCAGAAGCTTCATCAGCTGCTTTAGTAAACGAAACATGGCAATGAGCGTTGTGCTTATTAATGCCATCATAAGTACGCCAAGCCCAACCTCTTTTATGGGATGCGATCTTTCCTGCGAAGATGATGTAACTGATTCGCTTTGGGTGGTTCTTTGCATAGAGACGAATCTGATCAGCAAGGTCTGGCATAAGATCCGGCTTTCCGGATTTACCTGAGAGGTCACGGTCGATGTCAATGGCACGAACCCAACCCTCTTCATCAGGATTATGATCTGACTTGCGCGCAGCGTGTCGGGTATCACCGATCCAGCCATCGCTAGTTCTATCTCGATCTGGGAAGGCATCATCGATCTGCTCACGCAGCTGAACCGCCGACTTACTTAGTCTTGGCTTCATCTGTGACAATCGGTGTGGATTGTTCCGCTTGTCGGCGGTCGTATTCTGTTTTTAGCATTGAAAGCGTTGTGCCGTCCTCATTTGTGATGATGACAATGTCTTCGCCTGAGCGTTGGTCTTTGATAATTTCCATTTTTATAACTCCGCACTAAATCCGAGGTAAGCAGCAGTATTGTTGCTAAATAGCCAGTAAGCATAACCAGCAGTAAATGCACCTGATTTTGTTACTGTTGCTGAACCAATGTTTTCTGTAGATTGACTGGATAAACCAATAGAAGTTGGCGTTGTGCCACCTGATGAACTTTCATAGTAAAAAGAAGCCATAGCAGAAGTTTCCAATGAAGTTGGAATCACACGCATTTGAGAAGGTAGAATAACTCCCAGATTTAAGGTAGTAGTATTTCCAGCATAACCGCTACCAAGAACTTTATACCCGCCAGTTGATTGCGCTCTGAAATAGTATCTCTGGCAGGCGCTAAGTTCTCCTTGGATTGTTCCTGTTGCAGTTTGGAAAGCGGTTGCAACAGAACCTATCTCAAGTTGGATGCCCCAAAAATCTATCGTTGTTGTCTGAATACCTATTGAACCTGTACGACTATTGAAATCAACACCTGCTGATGTCCATAATTCTAAAACAAGAGCACTGCTAGAACGTATTGTTTTGCCGCTATTTGCAGCAAGAGT